AGATCTCAAGTCTATGAAGATGACTTTGTTGCATTTCTGCTTTCTCTTTCAAAAATTTTATACTTCTATCATTCTCCTTAATTTCTTCACTAGTAACGTTAACACGGTCTTTCAGAATTACATTCATTGTAGAGAAAATACGAATGTCTAAAAGATCCTCAATGATTTCCCTACGTGATGCAGCAGGCAGTTGCATAAAGGGAACGAATGAAGCGCTTCCTAAGATTACAATTTGAGTAAATGATTTATAGTTTAATTTAAGAATATTTTGTTCTAGATATTTTTGTTGATCGTGAACAGATGATACTTGATCAAGCATCTTACCATCTACCCAAATCTCAAATTTATTTGGTTTCATCCCACGGATGACTTTATATTTTTTATTACCAATGCAGAATCTAACTTCGACCAAACAATCTTTTTCATTGATGGAATTAATTAGTTGTTGTTTATTTACTTTCCTAAAAGACTTGTTGAATAAAGCAAATACAATTGCTTCAATCATTGTACTTTTACCAGCACCATTCTGACCAACAATTAATGTTGTGTCATGTGTCTTTAGATTAATTTTAATTGGGGTATTGCCAGAAGCAAGAAAATTTTTATATGTAATATTTTCAAATGTAATCATATTCTTCTTGAGTTGGAATTACGAAATCGTCTGGGGTTATGATAGTATAATTATACCCGAAATTCTCACATGCCGCAATGGCCTGTTCACATTCTATTTCATAGACAGTCATTGGTGGATGCTCCATAGCATCTAGAAGACCAACAAAACGTTCTGCATCATCACGTTCTTCAAAAATTTGAAGAATTTTACTACCGTCTTGTGCGGTTACAGCATAAGCACCTTCACTTTCTTTTCCGTGTAGTGTGAGTATGTAATGCATTAATGTATTTCGCAGGCTTCCAAATAGATAGATTTAATAATATTTTTTAATTCGTCTTTGTCTAAATCTTCATTTATTTCTTCTATATATCTATTCAATGTAGTCAATGTGTCTACATGTTCTACATTATCTACCGAGGATTCTACAACAGTATCATCAATAATTTTTAAATCATGTACCCCAGCATCATATAGTTTTTCTACAATACGATCAAACCATAAAGAGTCTTTCTTTTGTTCTACAATAAGTTTTACATAACAGTCTTTATATTCAGCCGCATTAAATTTTTTAAAGTCCCAGATATCTTCATTGTAGAAAATTTTCTTGAACATCTTATAAGGGTTCTGAAAGAATTTCAGATTCAACGTAGATGGTTCAAATAAATGAAATCCTCTTTTTGCGTTTACATCATTCCAAAACATCTCATATGGATTACCAAGGTATTTAATATTACCTTTTGATGATTGGTGATGAAAATGTCCAGAGTATACTCTTTTAAATTTGGAGAATACATTTCTATCCCATCCGCCACTAAAGACATGACCAGGAAGAGCTGCAAAACCATTTAATTCTAAATGACCACAAACAATATCAGAGTCAGTGGCATTAAGATGATTCTTTACATGTTCTTCATTCTCTTGGTTAATCCATGGAAGCATAGTAAACTTGCCACCATCAATCTCTACATCAGTAACTTCATCATAGATTGTGATATTATCAAACGAATCAAGAAGTAATGACGGAGTGTTTACTTTATTTGTATTCTTATAATAAACAGTATGGTTACCAACAATCATGTGGACATGGATTCCCATATCTTTTAGAACCTGATAGTATTGTGTTTTAATTCTGTGCCATGCACAAAAATCAATACCTTTTCTATTGTCAAATGTATCACCAAGATCAATGATGGTTTTGATATTGTGTTTTTCTAAAGTTGGGAAGAACACATTATCATAGAATTTCATAAAGTATTCCCAGAATACTTTAGAATTTTTTCTACCATCTAGATGTTGATCTGTAATCAGAGCAACTGTCACAGTTTAACACCCATACTAACATTAGCGACTCTTGTGTACAGATGTAGTGTACCGTCCTGTTCACACTTAAGATGCCAACGTGTCATGGTAATGGCACCATCTCTAGTTCCACCAGTCAACATCTGACGACCTTCTTTTGTCATCGTAGAATATAATCCATACCTAGTTTCCCAGACATAAAAACACTCGTCAATAAGTTCAGCACCTTCTGGAAGTGTATTAAGAACTTCTCTTTTCTGTGCAACATCTAACATTTCTTCGTGTGTCATCGATTACGAATTTCAAGTGATTCTTTAATACTATTCATGTCTGAAACATTATATCCAACAGAATTGTTATCTGCATGGAAGACTTCATCAAATCCAGACTTCTCTAGTAGTTTGGTTTTAATATCAAGTTGCTTCTTTTCTTTTTGAATTCTACGAAGAAAAGCGTAGTAAATGATTTGTGTAAAATAAGCAAAAGGATTGGTTGATTTTGCTGGATCAAAGTTGTTGATATATTGTAAACAGTTTTCAATACCGTCACAGATCATATCATCTTTGAACATATAGTTCACAAAATTAGGACGATAAGAAAGATGAGTAGCAATTTTTAGAAAACACTCTCCAATATAATCAGGAACTTTTGGTTGTTTCTCACCTAAGTTTTTTGATTCGATTACTTTCTTTCTGTAGATAACGAGTGCTTCAAGAAACTCTTTGTTATTTACATAATGTTCTTTCTTCTTCGTCATGGTTTATCTAGATTTAAATACATTATACTCTAATAAACTAGATCCGTCAAGTAGGCCATTGACAAGACCACAGAATCCCTGTATAATAACTCTGTCAGGGTTCAAAAGATTCAGCTCTATATAAATTCTCTAAGAAGCTTCTAGCTTGTTTTACACTACCAATTCTTCCTTCTTCTTTAGTTAGATTAACTTTAGATGAAATTGAATCTGTTCCTAGATAATATCTTTTCAGTGTTGTATTATATAATTTACGGATTCGATCATCAGCTTCTGTTACTAGATATGCTTTTGAACTCTCAATAAATGCAACTTCATCTTTTGCAAATTTTAACCAGGGAACTAAATCAACCTTAAACATCTCTCCATTGGATGTATTAATTACAGTTGATCTTAGTAAAAAAGGAGAATCAACAGCAAAGAAATCATCACCTTCTGTTACTAATACTTTACCAACTAATTCCTCTCCATGGATTAATTTAATAATTCCTGTAAATTCTTTTGATTGATTTTCGTTATCGTTCATCTCTTTTCTTCCGAAAATTGATTGGAATAATCTCATAATTAAACTTTTCTTGTGAATAAATTTTTATTCTTTCTATGAGATGATTTAGAGTATAATTTTTTAAATCTCCTACACTAAAATCATCAGCTATATCATATAAAATAGCATTTGTTTTTCTATTACCCTTTCTTAGGACCCTACCAATTGATTGGAGATTTCTAACTCTTGATTTGGAAGGGCTTGCAAACACAACATTATGTAAATTTTTAATATTAATACCTGTACTAAATGTACCGTAAGAGGCAACAATAATAGCGTTATTTTGTTGTTCTGTAATTGCTCTTACTTCTTCTCTCTCCTCAGTGTCTACACCGCCATAAACGAAAAATACTTGTCGGTGAGGGTCTGGCACACTGCTATTTATTAAATTAAAAAGTGGCTCACCATGTGTGGCAACCCTACTGAACAGTATGAGAGTGTTACCTTCTAGATCAGTTACCAAATTTTTAATGAAATTATTTCGTTTTTCATCTAAACATAATGTTTCTAATTCGTCATTATATGTTTCAAATTTTTGAGGATCATGTTGCAATAGGAGAACATTAATTTTTAATGTTGATAAGTATCCTCTATCAATAAGTTGATTGGTTTTGATAACTTTATCAACGGTTCCAAACAGTCCTTCTAACACTAACTGATTCACATTAGAACCATCGAGAGTTCCAGTAAACCCAATCCTATGTTTGCAGTTGTGAAGTTTAGTCATTATCTGAGTTAAAGACTTTGCCTTAAACTGGTGGGCCTCATCACCAATTACACAATCAAATTTTTCAAACCATTTTTTTGGCATTTTGTAAATAGATTGCCAAGTTGTAATGGTAACATTTTTTGAACTATTTTTATCTTTACCTGCATATATTTTATGACAGTGTGGATCTGGATCCCAGCCATATTCTTTAAAATCACCAACTAACTGTTCTACCAATGATGTTGTTGGAACTACAATTAAAATATTTAATCCTTTGTCAAAAAACCATCTTACGATACAGTAAATCATTAAAGATTTACCTGATGCTGTAGGTGACAATAAAAGTTTACGATTATATCTTAGTGCCTTGTAGATTGCAGTAAGTTGATAATCTCTAACCTTAAAAGGAATATTTAAAGTTTTTACATAATCAAAAATTTCACCTGGAGTTATAGTTCCGTTCTTGTCATTTGGCGATCCATAATATTCGTTATGTATATCCTCAAATGTATACCCATGAACGTTCAACCAATCTATCAAGTATCCATACAGACCACAATATATTTGTCCATTAGCAGGACTGAACAATTTAATCTTACCATCCCAAATTCTTTTTTTGTATTGAGGCATAAATTTTGCCCCTGGTACATCAAAACTAAAATACTCTGAAAGTTCGTATTTTATATGTGGTTCACAATCGACTGATAGATAAACTTCATTGCGTTTCTGGATCTTGACATCAGTCATTACACACTACCCTGCATAAATTTTTGCCAATCAATACTATTCTTAATTTGAAAAGTTCGATTGTTCAATTGTTGGATAACTTTTTCCAAGAAAAAAATCATCTCTTCATAATAATTTATACGAGTTGTAACATTTTGTATTTCTGGATCAGCGTCGATGTACATTGGAACATCTTGCTTTAAAACTTTTAAGTCAAACGGATTTTCCTGATAAACTTTATCCGAAGCTTTACCAGTGTAGTATTCAAATTTTTCTCTGATAAGAACTTTATACTCTTGTTCTTTTCTTATCTTAATTGATCTTACATCAGACAAGTAATTTAAATACTTGCTGTGTAGTTGTGGAATTTTTGTTGACTCGTTGTCGAGTAGGTCATTATCAATTTTTGAATCTTCGGCCCATTGGGTTTTGATGTCATCAAGTGTAATCATAATCTTTCAAGTTTTTATCATAAATGTCATAAATTGTGTATTTAAACACAACGTCAACAGTGAAGTATTCTGTGTCTGTGTATGTAGAATCAAAATTCAATCCACCCAAAGATACTGGGAATAAATCTTTGAAATTGACCGCAAATTTTTTGTTGAAGTTGGAATCTAGAATAAAAAGATTTCCATCCGAATAAGTTTTTTCGTCATAGTCTTCACCGATCAAATATTCATTGTAATCATTACCAGATCTTGGATGACCTAAACCACGAATCCAATCATGAATTGCTCTGTAGTTTGATAGATTCTCATCCACCAAAAATCTTAGACTTAAATCATCAAAATTAATTTCATCTCCTGGAAGAGGGATTGCATTCATTCTAGTTGCTTGCGAGGTAGTAGCAAGATTTAAACCAGGAACGTTTGCAGATTGACAGTAAAAAGCAACCTTTGGATACTTATTCAATTGAAATTGAAATCCGATACCCGACAAAAAATTTGAGGGACATCCACTATTATTAATAAAATTGGCTGCCATTTTATTCTCTAAACTTTTTCTAATATTTAGGCATAAAAAAAGAGGGTCCGAAGACCCTCCAGTATAATCTTGTGAGATTAGATCACATGAGGTTAAGAACTCTCGTGCGACGATAGTAGACGTTATCGTTAGCGGTGAGTGCGCCAGAGCGCTGTGTTGTACCACCTGCGAAGGGGTTAGCAACCATACCGTAACGAGTCTTGAATCCAATCTTAGGTTGGAAGGTGTCCTGACCGATGGAACGAACCATCTGGAGGGGAACGTAGGGGCAGTAGAAGATACCTGCATCGTATGCAGAAGAACCCTTATAACCCATGACGTAGTAGTGATCGTCTGAGATATTAGCAGAGTAAGGATCAACGTAGACCTTAATACGACCGTTAAGTACACCAGCAAGGGTGGACTCGGTGTCGTCAGGAGTACCACTAGTAGAAAGAGCAGGGGTGTAATCAAGTACACCTGCCATGTTCAGAGCACTTGCAACGTCAGCAGAGCAGACGATGAAGTTACCCTTCCCTCTACGAGTCTCTTGACCAATCGCGTTGGCATCTCTTTCGATCTGATAGATAAGTCCTTTGAACTTCTCAACGGACCAACGACCATTCGAGTCAACGTCAAGGTCGAATGAACCAGCGTTAGCAACGTTGTTCTGAGCACCAGGTTTTGCAACCGTATAGATGGTACGAACGACTTCACGGTTGATCTCGGCAAGAACCTCAGTCGAGAGGATGTTGGCGAGTTCAGTCTCAGCATCAAGACCGTGGATTGCCTTAAGGTCTTGTGCCAGTTCCAAACTGTACTCAGCTTTCAGAGCACGTGCTTTCGCTTCAACGGTAACTTTCTCGATCGAGAATGACATCTCGCGGAAAGC